TTCCTGCTTGATTGTGCCCACCAGATGTATTTTGACCAGAGATTGAAACACTTTGAGTACTAGTAACATTAGACCAAGCTGACGAGTTAAACATTCTGAATTGATCTGCTGTTGGAGTATTTGTAGTAAGTGCAGGTTGAGTTTGAACAACTAAAGAAGCACCTCCTCTTTTTGGTTCTTTAAAGTTATACCAACCTTGAAAAATATTATCACTTGTGTTTCTTCGTAGAAAAAAAGATAGGTTTTCATTTTGAGAAGTAAGTCTTTCAGCATATCTAAAACATTTTCTCTGTGTAGTTTCAAATGGTTCAAACTCGAAATCTGTAGCAACACTTCCAGTTTCCAATTGGAGGCCTGTGAGATAAAATTCATTACTTGTTGAATCTGCAAGATTGACTTGACCAGTTGCTACAAAATTTGCAAGTCCATTTCCATCTACTCCAGTTGCCCAAGATGTTCCAAGACTTCCAGATGTGTAGTCTGTTCCTGCAGCTAACCACCAAACAACATGAAGGCTTCTGTTAGCATCATTATCAAATGCTCCTGTGGTGTCTCCATCAAAAGTCAATTCCTTTTTTTCCCATGTGTCAGCAGAACTTACACTATATGATTTTGAAATAGACCTTGTATTATCTTCATCAAATAATTGACAAATGTGTGTTCCTGTTTTAGAAGATTTTACCCAAAACGACAATGTGACTTTTTTAGCACTTGATGAGCCCTTGAGTAAGTGCTGGAGGTTTTGTCCTTCTATTCTTTGTCTAACAGTCATAAAACCAGATGTAGTAGATAGTGTATCAGCAGTAGTGCAATCCATTTTTAAACTATAATTGAAACCCTGTGCTGTTGGAACATCAGTTGATCGTTCTTGTGTAAACTCACCAGTACCACCAGTAAGATTACCAGTAGTATTAATTCTATCTACTGTGTAATAACCACCAGAATCTATATTTGTTTTTTGTGTGCGTCTTTGCCATATATTCATGCCACCATTGATGAGTAAATTTTTATTTTGAAAAACAAAATTTTCACCAACTGCGTTTTGTAATGTATCTACTTTTAATGTACTCATATTACGCTCCTAGTGATGCATTGTCATATACTGTTTTTAGTGCATCAACAGTTGTTGCGTTATCTATATCTGTTTGAATTGTTGCGTATCTTGTTCTGATTTCTGCTCTTGCAGTTTCGGCTGCTGTTGCATCTTCGCCTGGTATTTGTTTTGCAATAATATCATCATGTGGTTTGAATTCTTCTGATCTTTTTGCTCTTCTTTTCTCATGTGCAATATTTTTTGCTTTTGTCAAATTCACAACAATACTCATGCTTGATACTCCCATGCGTTACGAAATGTTCTGTCTGATGGCACTTCGCTAACATCAACTATCTTATATGGTCTACCTGAAGGTACATCTTTAACTGCAATTTCTTCAACAGTTAAACTAGAATTATCTGATGGAACAATAACTGCAACTCCACCTTCTTCTGTTTGATATAAAATTCTTTTATTACTATTCATATATTTTTCCTTTTAACAAATAATCATTACAGTAACTCTTGAACCATCTTCATATGCTGATGATTGAGTACTCCAATTAGGATTATCCAGACTAACAATTCTAACACCACTTGTAGTAGGTACTACACCTTTTGCTAAACTAAATCCATTTTCTCTGTGATCACCAGCAAAACTTGCATTAGTGTTATGTTGTGCAACACCAGAAATAGAATAATTTGCATGAGGCATTGCAGTTTCAAAATTTACTGTATATTTTCCTGTTCCATTATCTGTAACACTACTAACATTTCCATCATCAAAAATAGCAACAGTTCCTTCTCCATTAAAAGTAACCCATGCTCTTATACCATATATTGGTGCGTTACCTGATTGAGCTCCGTTTAATTTTGCAGGAGTAATACCTGAATTTGCTATCATATCTGTTGATACTGTACCTGTATCACCAGTAGTAACAATATTACCAGCAACATCAGGCAAACTTAATGTTCGATCTGTGTTACTATTTGGAGCATCTATAGTAAACACTCCTGTACCACTAGCGTTTGGACTCAATTTTATTTGTGACATATTTTATTATTCCTTTACTATGAAGCGTCAGTTAATCTTGTTATTGTAATACTAGTACCGTTTTCTGCCTGCTTAGCTGCTGATGTTGTATACATTGCACATCTTACTCGTACATTATCACCTGATGTTGTTAAATCTACAATTGCACTACAATCTAGACCAAAACGAGTTTCATCTTCACCACCTGCACTTAATCCTTGTTCGTCTTCTAGAAAATCTCCTCTACCTTGTAATGAAGTATTGTTTTTGTAAATGCCAGCAAAAGCCCTTGCTTCAGCAGTTTTAGTAGGGTCTGATCCTTCGGGTCGAATAAGAGAGTTACCTTGCCAATGAAATCGTACTTCATACCAACCAACTGTAGATGCATCTACTGTAAAAATACCAGTTGTTGGATCAAATTGATTATATGTGTCTAAAATTTGTGAATCATAAAGAATAGTTGTTGGGTTTGATGGAGTCTTGTAACCAATTGATGAACTTGTATCCCAAGCAGTTGATATACCACTTTGAGAGGTAGTCCTTCGACCAACTGCAACTATTTTTGGTAAAATTGTTGTTGATGTTGTTGCTAAAGTTCCAGTTTCATTTGGTACTGATATATTGTTCAGACTTCCAGTTGATGTTCCACTTAATGATAGTGCCATTTATTTTTTCCCTTTAAACTATTGTCCATACTGAGCCAGCAGGTATTGTTACAGTAACACCTGCATCTATCGTGATGGGCCCAGCACTCATTGCATTTCTATTTGTTGTAATTGTGTAATCACCTGTAACATTTTGGTCATTTTCATAAAATACAGGGTTTCCAGAAGCGCCTGTAGCACCTCCACCAACTGCACCCCATGATGTTCCATCATAACCTTCAAAATTACCCTCATCTGTATTAAATCTAAATTTACCTGAAACACCTGTTCCTCTTTGTGCAGTTGTTCCTTTTGGAACTGTAACTGAATCTGTTCCAGGCAATACTATGTTATCTTCTAACTTTGCAGAAGTAACATTTGAATCTGCAATTTTAACAGTAGTTACCGAACCATCTTGAAGTGTAGCAGTTGCATTTAAACTATCTAATGGTCTACCAAGATAAAGAATAAAAATTCTAGCTGCATTTGTAGGAGCACTTGCAAATGTAATTGTTAAACCAGAAACTGTATAAGAGTATTCTGGTTCTTGAATAATCGCATCTAAAGAAACTAAAATTTGAGTTGCAACGCCAATACTATAATCTAATGCGAAAGTAGTTGTACTTCCATCACCAGTAATAACTTGTCTGTGATATGCACCGTAACTTGGTTGATTTCCTAAATAATTACTCATTAATTTTTATTCCTTTAATCTTATTTATAACTGGTATCTAACCATAATATCTGAATTGTTTAACGGTATAAATGTAAATGTTAATGTTGTACCAGATATTGTATAGTCATCAGTCGGTTGCATACAAGTACCATTATAATATACAAAGGCATTATTTGTTAATATTGAATTTGATAATGTAAATGCAGCATCAGAACCGTTACCAGTAAAAGTATCTAATTGATAATCTGGGCCTCTACGAAGAACACCTCTAACACCTAAATGTTTTACTAAAATAACAGCTGCAGATGCAGGTGCAGATGTAAATGTTAATGTTGCACTCGACAATGAAAAATCTGTAGTTGATTGTTGAACAGAACCATTAACTGAAACTAAAATTGAATTTGCATTAGGTGGAGTTTCTGAAAGAGTAAATGCAGTTGTTGAAGCGTCACCTGTAAAACTATCTGTTGTAAATGATTTTAAATTTGCAGCTAATGCTGTATCAGTAACAGAACCAGTTGGTGGTGTTTGATTTACATTTGCATAACCTCTATGAATCACATAAATTGATGCACTACCACTTGGTGCAGATGCAAATTTTAAAATTTTAGGTTGTGCGTCTGCTGTTTCATGAACTGTATAATCAACAGTAGGTTCTTGCACTACATTATCAACTACTACTAATAAACCTGTTGCAACTGAACCAGGCACAGGTAAGTCTAATACTTTAGAATTTGCATGACCATTGTGTGTAGCAAGTGCAGAACCTAGAAAATCTTCTTTTTTGAAAGTGGGTGCAAGTTGATTAACATATGGTACACCCATATATGATTCATTTGACATTTAAATTTCCTTATGTAACATCTTCTAAAACTGAAGCAACTACATCAACTGTAGCCGCAGAAGCATAAATTTGAACTTTATCATCACCATTTAAAACAATCTTTTGTCCAGATACAACTTTTAATGTTGAACCAACAGGTATAATTGCGTCTTTAACAATATGATAACTATTTGTTGAACTACTATCATATATTAAAACAGTTGCAGTAATAGAAGAAGTACCAGTATTTGCAACATCTAATTCAATCAGAATAGAGTTTACTGTGCTACCATTATTTGCAGTATAAATGTCTGTTGGTGAACCTGAACTTGTAGAAACACTTGTTGCAAATGCGTTTTTAAAATTATTAGCCATTGTTTATTTCTTTCCTTATTATCCTAATGCAATAGAAACTGCGATTGCAAAACCCTCTGTTCCAATATTACCACCTGTTACTGGAAATGCCAAGTTACCTGACATAGTACCACTACCATCAACTATATTACCAGTAATTGAAACACCTGTGTTTGTTGCTTCTATTTTTGTTGAATTATTATACTGAATTGTAACACCTGAAGCACCATCTATACTAATACTACCGTCACCATCTATATCAATGTTACCACCAACATCTAACTCAAGATTATTGTTTGAATCAATTAATAAATCACCTGTACCATTATGTGCAACATAACTGTGTGAACCATCATGATACATTTGTAAATCGTCATCAGTACCAAACTTAATTCTTTCACTTGCAACACCAGTTGAATCGTCAAAGTCAATAACAGTTGGTAATAAGACTGAACTTAAACCTGATTCTAATGCTGTAATTGCTTCGATAACATCTGATACTGCTCCACCGTTTATCGTTGATGGTAAATTTCCAATATCACCTACATCAGTTGCAAGCTCATTAAATTCTGTTCGCCATTGTTCAAAAGTAAAGGTTGCTGGTGCGTTTCTATCTGCCATTATTCTTTATCCACTAATTTTAGTAAAAGAGATTTTATTTCGTGCATCTCACATTTTAAATTATTTATATCTCGTACACAATCTCTTAATTCGTCTTTTTGTTTTTTAAATGCTTTTGATTTTGCAACTGCGGCTTGATATGCGTTCATATCAGTATTAACAACTCCTCTAGAATTTACATCTCTAGCAAGTTTTGGATAATTTTCTACTTTAAGATATTCACTCATATTATGTTGCCAATGCAATCGCTCTTATGTTTTTAATTCTTGGTGGTTCAGCAGAATTTGTTCCTTGCATACGAATCTTAATTGCAAAAGAAATAAACTCTGATAAATCGTTTGCAGTAAATTCTCTTTCAACAAAATCATAAAGATTTGCTGATGAGTTTACTGTTGTATCTGGAACACCAGTAGTATTAAAATAATTCCAACCTAATTCATCAAAATCTGAAGCATCATCTGAACGAAGTATCTTATACATTACTTGAATCTCTGCACTATTAAACTTAACTGCATCAAATAAAACTTTAATTGCAGTTGCAGGATTCTTTAATGTAACTTTTCTTGTACAGTAGATTGCTTCGTTCTTATCACCATCTGGTTCTTCAGGGCCGATATACTCATCTGAAGGATAGTAATTTGCTGAACTATCAATATTGTCTAATCTGTTTGCAACACAAATTGCAACTTTTCTATCTAAATCAATAACTGGTGATAAGTTATCTTTAGTTGATGTCATAGTAAATGTTGAGAAGAATGATTTAGAACCTGATAACTCATTTGTTTCATTAATTGTTGAACAAACCATTCTTGGATTTTCAAAATAATAATTATCATTTATTGGAACTGTTTCTGCACTTGCAGCTGCGGCTAACTGAAATGATGTTTGAGCACCACTAACTGATGTTGAACTTGTTGTACGAAGTTTACAAGTCAATGTTGTATCTGGGAATTCAATAGTAGGAACTGCCATTTGAATACTATCAATCTGTGCATTTTCTGTTGCAGTAACACTTGAACCACCAACTGTTCCATCTGATGTTCCAGATGTTGTAGTAGTAATTGTGTAATAGTCAATACCAATATTACCTATTGCAGTATGTGTCTTATTAATTTCTGATAAAGGTATTCCTTTGACTTGATGTAATTCAACAGTATCACTATCTGAATGAGCAGAAGCAGTAGCTGAAGGACTACTTAAAGTGAAAGTTGATCCACCAGAAAGAGTACCTAACAATACTTCATCATTAATTTTTATCTCCATAGCACCATCATTAAAATCACTTGTTCCATTTATTGTTAATGATGTAGCACCTATTGATACAGCACCATTTAATGTTGTTGTAATACCTTCAGAAACAACACCAGAAATTGTAACATTATTTGTTATTGAGTGCATATTATGATCTCTGTGTTTTATCTTAAGCACATTAGAACCATTGAATACTCTAACTGGATTTGTTTCTAGTGTTTTAACAGGTAGTGCATCATTTATTAATGTGATACTTGCTTGTTTTGATGTATCAAATTTTGCACGATATAAGTTAAACTTCAAATCTTCTAAATCGTATGCACTCCATGTTGTGTTATTCTGGGATTTAAATAATACACCAAGATATGGTTGTTCTGAAACTAATCTACTACCACCAACATCTAATTCACCCATTCTAGAAATCCATGCAAGATATTTTACTGAATCTGTGAATAATACAATACAATGTTCTACACCATTCTTCACATAGACTGGTTCGTCAAATGTAAATGTTGTAGCTACAGTTGCATCATTAGATGTACTAACATCAGCAGGTAATAAAGTTTTACTTCCATTTGGAACAACTTTAGTTGTTGGATAACCATTTTGCATTTCACGAATCTGACAAGTAACTGGAATGTTATCATCTTTTTGTGAGAAGAAAATATCAACTTTAGTTAAGAACTCACCACCTTCTTGTTGAGGCATAAATGATTGAGCTAGCGGATCCCACCACCCAACGATTCTATCTCTAGTTACATTTCTATTTACATTTCTTCTTTCTGTAACTCGTCTAACTTCAATTCTTGCATTTCTTGTTGCAACAATAGATTCTTGAATTGTATTTAAAATACCAGTTGCAGAGAAAATTGCTTGTGCAAATGTTTCAGGGTCTGGAACTTGAACATTAGTTTCTGAAGATGTCAATCTAAAGTTTCTTTCTCCTGTTCTAAATTTAGGATTACCAGTAACTTTAGGATCAGGTAATGCAAATGTTCCTGATACTGAACCAGCTGCATCTGTAACTAAATCCCCACCAAGTGAACCACCAGTAGGTGTAACATATGCACTAATTGCTTGTTTATCAAAGAAAGGATAAACTTTTGTAAGAGGTTTCATACCAGTTGCACTAAATGAAATATTTACTGCACGACAGAATGGTATTAATGCACGAGCAATAATTCTATCGCCTAATGATTCGTAATCTATTTGAGTAACGATTGCAGTTTCAATACCTGAACGAGTTTTTCTACCAGTTTCTGTTCCAACACTTCTTTCTATTATTGGTCTATATGGAACTTGTTGCCTTCTTCTTGCCCAACTCTTTTCTTTAAATTTCGTTGTACTTGTTGCATGGAATCCTGTCCATTGTGTTTGCCATGCGTTCCAAACTGTTCCAAGTGAGTTTACATTCTCTGCAAGAACAGTATCAAAATTACCTTCTTTATTAATAATTAAATCAGGAGCTCTTTCAGTTTCAAACCAACTATCACCTGATGGTGTTAGTTTACAAATACCAGTCCATGCAAATGATAAAACTGGATTTAAGTTTTCAACTCTAGTTGCATAAACTTGTGATGCAGTAACTGTATGTGTATATGGTAATGTTAGAATGTCACCAGTCTTTTGATAATTGTCATTTGTTCTATCTGCATCAGTTAAGTTTTCTTCTGATAATGAAATACCCTTCATATAATACTTTGGTCGCATTTCTTTGTTTTCCATATCCATTGCGACACGATAGTCAGGGTGTTTAACATCACCAGTATTGTGACCTGCACAATTATCAACTAAAAATCCAGACTTGAATCTATCAAGACCATTTGAATCTTGTATCTGTAAAGATTCTGCATCTTTCTCTAAAAGATTTAATGCAGTATAATATTCCATATTATTAATTCTTGATTCAAGATTACCAATGTCTTTCATAGTATATCGTTTATTATTAAATGTAGTATGAGAAGCATCAGATAATTGAATCACATATGGATTTAAATTTATTTTTGCTAATGTCATAGCAGTATCTAATGTTTTTGGTGGCTCTGGTTGTTCAGCAGGAGCACCTTGTATAACTTTAAAATCACCCTCTGGTGTTAAGAATAAGAAATCAATTCTTGCAAGATAGTTTTCAAAGTCATACTGAAAACTAGAATTATCTTTTGGAATGTTTACAGTAGATGAACCATTTCCTGTATAACTTCTTGATGTAAAGTTAAATGAGTAATCATCTATTCTATATACTGTTTGACCTTGACTAGAATAGTTGCTAGTGCTTGATGACGATATATCAGCAACTCTTGGTCTAAAATCAACTGTATCTCTTAAATCATATTCACCACTTGGTTGTGGTGCTTCAGGATCAATACGAGTTGCACTATAAACTGGTATCTCTTTATAATCAATAGCTGCATATGAATCTACTGTAAAGAAATCACCAGCACCGTGTGTAAAATAATCACACACAATTAGTAATTTTCCTAATGGAGTAGTTGCAGTTGGTTTTCTTGTTAATCTCGCAATATCGTAAAAGTTATCTCTTTGTCCTGTATCAAGAACAAAATCATTTGTAATATTTCTAGAACCTTCTGTGAATGTTCCAAGTGTTGCAGTTGCACCACTCTCTGCACCAGTAATTGTTTCAGCAGAACTAAATGCAGTTTCATTTAAAGTAATAAAAGTAATTGGTGATGTTGGATTTATAATTGTTGCAATTGCACCAGATGTACCACCAGTAATCTTTTCACCTTTTGTAAATGTTCCAACGATACCTGAAACAGTCCATTGAGGTAAGACAGGATCTGTTGTATCTAAAGAATCAAATACACCATGTAATTTATAAACATCAGCAACACCTAATGAAATATCTTTATGGTGTGCAGATGTTCCATACTCTACACCACCACCAACACCATCATTGTCTACTTCAATAAGGTGCATACGATTTCTAGTTTTTGTTTTTTCATTAACAGATGTTCTTGTTAATGTTGCAATAACATTAACAGTACAGGTACTTCCAAATATAGATGCACTTGTTAAAGTTAAAGAGTTTGTACCTGCACCTGCAACAGTAATATTATCAACATTAACAATATCACCAGCACCAGATGCACCACCTGATTGAATTGCAACAACATAATCAGTATTTGTTACTGAATTAAATGTTTCATTTGCACCTGCTGTTATTGTTAATTCACCAGATGCGTTTGTTACTTGTGTAAATCCTCTCCTTACAACTACTGTTGTATCAGAAAGACCAGTATTAGCTTCTGTCTTTAATGTTTTAATAGTATTCTTTTGTAATTTTCTTAAAAGAATATTTCTATTCTGGTCATTAATCTTTGAACGCTTTCTTACTACAGGAACTGATGTTGCAGTTGCACCAGCAGTTCCAACTATGTCCAAAGTATCATCATCTGTTATTGTATCAATTAATACATCACCAACGCCAGGAATATTGATAATATCTCCTACACGAAGCTCTGTTAAGAATGATGTACCAAAACCATTAACAGTTGATGATCCAGATGTTGCAGTTAGTGTTCCAGAAAGTGAAAATTCATTTTCTAAAACTAAATCTGCTGTAAAGTTAGTATCAGTATCAGCAGAAAATAACTGTTTTACTTTACTAAAGTCTTGTGTTACTACACTATCAACTTCTATATTTGTAGAACCATTTTGTATAATATCATCTGCTCTAGATGAACCAGTTGATTTAAGATTTTCTCCAGAAGAAAAATTACCAACAACTGATGTTAATTGTAATGTTGTACCACTTGCAGATTTAACAAATCCATATGCACCTGTATTTACACCTGTAACTTTATCACCCTCATCTAATTC